TCTGGAAGGTTACAAGGTGATGAATTTAGAAGTATCTCCGAACAAATACCAACAATTTTAAAACCAGTTGCAGATGAACTTGGAACAACTGTCGGCGAACTTAAAAAATTTAGTAGTGAAGGTAAAATTACAAGTGGCGTTGTTATAAGGGCATTAAAGAAGATTGAAACAGAGGGGGGCGCATCATTAGCAGCTTTGTTAAAAAATGATCCTACTCAAGTATTTAAAAATTTAAGTAATGAAACAGAAAACCTTTCAAGAGCTTTTGGTGATAAATTAAGTCCCGCAATATTGCCTGTTATTAGAGCAATTACAAAACTAACTCAAGAATTTACTGATTTTGTAAATTCACCGGCAGGCACAATATCATTATTATTTGCAGGGATTGGAGTAGCAATAAAGGGTGTAACTATTGCAATACCAATTTTATCTGCACAAGTAATAGCAATTAAAGCCAATTTTGCTGCGCTTACTGTAGGAGCAAAAATATTTACTGGTCAATTAATAGCTACAAAAGCGACTCTTGCTGCAACTTCTGTCGGTTTTGCGACTGCGACTGCTGCTGCAAATGCTTTTAAAATTGCGTTAATTAAAACTGGAATTGGTGCTGCTGTGATTGTTTTAGGACATTTAGCAGCTAAATTTTTAGAAAATAAAACAAATGCGGATGCCGCTGCAAAAGCTGCAAAAGAATTTGATAATAATATTAAAGGAATTACAGAGTCAGCCGATAATTCTGCACTTGCATTAAATGAACTAACCATTTCACAAAAAGAATTTGAACTTTCTCAATTAGGTGGAGGTCGATCTGCAAAAGGAACTGAAAAGAGATTATTGCGTGAACTTAAAGTTTTAAAAGAACGAAATAAAATTTTAAAAGGTGAAGATGAAAGAAAAGCACAACAAAAATTAAATAAATCATTTAATGATTTCACAATTATGCAATTAAAAAGTATTAATAATTTAGAGAGACAGTTAGAAGGAAAGACTGACGAAGAAACTTTACAAGATCGAATCAATGAACTTAAGAAAAAATTTGGAGAAGAAGATAGTAAAGAACTTATTGAACTATTAAAAAAAGAAGATAAATTAAAAAAACAAGTTGATATTTTAAAAGAACAAAGAGAAGAAGCAAAAAAATTAAAAGAAGTTTTTGCTTCAATTGGCGAAGAAATAGAAACAAGTATCAAGGATAATTTACGCGAAGCTATAACAGGCGCACAATCGTTCGGGCAAGCAATGACAAATGTTTTAAATAGAATTAGGGATAAAATTATTGATGCTCAACTTGATAGATTAATTGGTCAATTTGGTGAAAACTTTGGAAAATCTGCAAGTAAAAGAGGAGGTGGCAGTGGTATCGGTGGTTTTGTTGGAAATATATTAGGCGGCTTATTTGGTAGACGGGCAAATGGTGGGCCGGTGGCCGCAGGCAAAAGCTTTGTAGTTGGTGAAAAAGGGCCGGAAATATTGACTATGGGTTCAAGTAGAGGATTTGTTACAGCGAACGATAAAATTGGCGGGGGTTCTGTTAGTAATATGGTTACAGTAAACGTAGATGCTTCTGGTTCTTCTGTTTCTGGAAGTCAGGCAGAGGGTCAGGCACTTGGACAATTAATTGCTGCTGTGGTACAAACTACATTAGTACAAGAACAAAGGGCTGGAGGTTTATTAAATAGGTAATGGCAACTTTTCCATCAATACAACCCACTTATGGGATGAGAAAAACAAGTTCACCAAGAGTAAGAGTTTCTAGACTTGGTGATGGTTATGAGTTTAGGGCTTTATTTGGCCTTCCTTTAACACAAGACCCTAAAGTATATGATCTTACTTTTAACGTGTCTGAGACTGAAGCAGATGTCATAGAAGCATTTTTGAGAAGCAGGGTAAACGATCAAGCAAGTTTTACTTTCACCCCACCAGCAGAGGGCTTTATAAAAACAGGAACATATTCGCAAAGCGGAACAACTGTGACTATTAGTATCACTTCACATGGTGTTGCAATAGGTGATGTTTTAACAATTGATTATACGTCTGGTTCTGCAACAGATGGGACTTTTGCTGTTGCCTCAGTAACCAGTGATGATGCTTTTACTGTAACGGCTGCTGCCAGTGCAACAAACTCAGGAAATGTTTCAATAACTCTTTCTGGTGCTGGACAGTTTGTATGCGATTCTTGGTCAAAACAAATTCCATACAACAACAGGGCTATCATCACAACAACATTTAGAGAAGTATTTGAACCATAATGGGAAATCCAACAACAGAACTTCAACAATTAACAAATAAATCAATAATAGAATTGTTTTCTGTTGAGTTAAAACCTGATGTACATTTTAAAAAAACTGCACAGACTGGCACATATTCACAAAGCGGCACAACAATTACTATCAGTGCAACTGGACATGGTATGCCAGTTGGAACAATAGTAGTTTTAAATTTTACCTCAGGAAATGCTGGAGATGGTATTTATACAATAAAAACTGAATCTACAAATCAATTTACTGTTACTTCCACAGTTTCACAATCTACAAGTGGTAATGTTTCATTTAATTCAAATGTAACACCAACTGTTCCTACTGTTTACTTATTTCATGCTGGAAATAACATGAAAGACAGCACTGATTTAATATGGCAATCTAACACTTACACAAAGTTTCCATGTAGTGCTGAGGGTTTTGCATATTCAGGCAAGGGAAAACTTCCAAGACCTACATTAACTTTTTCTAATTTACTCGGAAACATCACAGCAATCATGCAACTTGTTAATCAAACTACAGCTTTTAGTGATCTGACAGGAGCAAAAGTTACACGCAGACGAACACTTGCAAGATTTTTAGATGAAGAAAACTTTCCATCAAATGTTAATCCGTATAAAGTAGGTTCAGTTGATCCTACAGCAGAACTTCCAAGAGAAATATATTTTATTGAAAGAAAAGTAACTGAAAATAGAGATATTGTTCAGTTTGAATTAGTCAGCACATTTGATTTGATTGGTGTTGGTGCACCTAAAAAACTTGTAACAAGAGCCGATTTTCCTTTAGTCGGTACATTAATAAATTTTTAATTATGACTTGGAAAAATGACGCTGAAGAATATGCAAAACAAGAATCACCAAAAGAGGCTTGTGGTTTATTAACTGTAATAAATGTAGAAGAAAAATTTTGGCCTTGCAAAAATATTGCAGAGGGTCAACATCAATTTTTTGCATTAGACCCAGAAGATTGGGCAGACTGTGAAGATCAAGGAGGTGAAATACTTGGTGTTATTCATAGTCACCCAAAAGGTTCTGCAAATGCATCTGAAGCTGATAAAGCATCATGTGAGCATTTAGGGTTTCCATATTTTATTTATAGTGTTGAACATACAAATTGGAATGAAATAAAACCTACAGGCTGGAAGCCGCCTTCATTAATAGGCAGAACATGGGTATGGGGAAAACAAGATTGTTGGAGCCTTATTACAGATTATTTTCTGGAAAAAAAACAAATTAATTTAAAATACTGGGAAAGACCAAAAAGTATTAAATATTTTTGTGAGAATCCTTATTTTGAAAAAGTTTTAACTGGTTCTGGGTTTGTTGAAGTAAATAAAGATAAGCTACAGAAAGATGATATTTTACTTGTGGAGGGGGCATATAAAAAATTAAATCATGTAGCGTTATATTACGGCGAACAGTTAATACTTCATCATTCAGTAAAAAAATTAAGTTGTAGAGAATTATATGATCTAAAATATATTCAAGCTACAAAAAAGGTTTATAGATATGCAGCTTAAAAAAATAAAAGTATATGGTAAATTAAGAAAATTTTTAGGTCAATCAACATTTGAAGCTGCCGTAAAAACTCCTCAACAAGCCGTTAATTTTTTAAGAGCTAATTACGCTGGAATTGATAAACATATGAATGATCAATTTTACAAAATAAAAATTGGTGGCCATGCTGTAAATGGTGATTTATTAAATATGAGTGGACAGGGTGACATTCAAATAATTCCTGTTGCTGTTGGTGCTGGTGGTTTTTTTGATTTTATTGGCGATGTAGTTGGTGGGGCAGTAAACCTTGTAACTGATGCTGTTAGCACCGCAGTGAATTTTGTTTCTAATAATATAGTGACTATTGGTGCATCTTTATTAACTGGTGGTATTGGTGGGTTGTTAACAACAATCGGCACTTCTTTAGTGATTGATGGAGTTACATCTTTATTAAGTCCAAATCAGCCTGCATCTTCCGTTTCTTCAGTAGGTGATACAGATCCCAATATTAGAGGCTCATATAATTTTGGAGGGATTCAGAATATAAGCACTAGTGGCGTTCCAGTACCAATTTTATATGGTCTTGTTTTTAGCGGTTCAATTATTATTAGTTCAGGAATAGATACTGCCCAGATAGTAAAGGAGATTTGATATGTCAGATTTAGTTGGGTTTACAAACTTATCACGACAAATAGCCGATCCTGATATGATCGAGGGTGGTCTAAGAAGTAAACAATTTGCAACAGTAATACATTTACTAGGATCTGGCGAAATTGATTCAATATTTGATGAGGGTGGTTCTGGTACAAATACTTTTAGAAAAAATATTTTTTTAAATAACACACCTTTACAAAATGCAAATGGTGATGAAAATTTTCAAGATGTTGAAGTTTTTATAAAAAATGGTGCTTCAGATCAAACCGCATTAAAAGAAATATCATCAATTCAAAATACTGTTCCTGTTGGCGTGCAGGTCACAAATGCTGCATCTGTTTCAAGAGCTACAAGTGCAACAGCGTTTGACCGCTTAAAAGTATCTTTACAGTTTCCATCTCTACAAGAGTTTAAAGATGGTGGAGATATTATTGGGGCTGAAGTAAAAATATCAATAAGAATTACTGAAAATGATGGTACAGTTCATAATCCAATCGTTGAAAATATCATTAATGGAAAAGCATCTAGCCCTTATATTAAAGATTATGAGATAAAGTTTTCTGATACAAGTCAAATAAGTTATCCATTAACTATTACAGTAATTAGAAATACAGAGGATGGAACTGACCCAAAGCTACAAAATACATCAAATTTTTTATCATTTACAGAAATAATTACAGATAATAGAGCCTATCAGGGGTTTGCTTATGTAGCAATAAGATTTAATGCACAGGAATTTCAATCCTTTCCATCGGTCAAATTCAGAGTAAAAGGGACTAAAATAAAAATTCCACATAATG